CAGAGGGTAAGTCAACAACTATTTTCGTTGGTGTTGTTATTCTGCAACAGGTGCAAACATCTTGCGACCATCAACCATGAATCGTTCAAATGCTTCCATAGTCTTTTGAGAGTAAGTCATCTTACCATACTTCTGGATATCTTGCAACAACTCCAAGAAACCCAAACCTAAAAATTCACGTTCTTTATTCAGAATACCAATTGCTGTTTCAATTTTCATTTTGTTTCCTTAATCAAAAAAGTTGCCAGACTGATACGAAAATGCATTCTGACCAGCATCAGCCCATGCCATAGGATGCAAATCTAGCTTATCGATCACTTGACGATTACACATTTCCATCGCATTCAGTTTAGACTCTGCGGCGAATTCATAAACATCTTTACCAACGTAAAATTTGTATGTAATCATATTAAGCACCATAAAAGTCAGAAGTAAAACCACAAGTATTGTAGACACATTCCCGAACTGTAGTGTCCATCGCTTCACCAAATTTGCTGTAATCATTTTTGGCTAACATGTTGAGACACTTGTAAGTTTCTGGCCATGTCAGATTCATTGTTACTGCGGCAACAACAATACCGTGAACGGCTAAGTTGCCAACTTCGCTAAACATTCCGTAAGATATATCGTGTGATAATGTAGTCATTTTATTTCCTTAAATCAAATCAATTTGAACTTGTGTACCAACTTGCGAGGTATTGTAACTTGTCATACCAAGACCAGTGGGAACTAACGCACCATCTTTTTGTGCCATGTAGCGCATGTAAGACAAACGCAACAAAGCATCATTGGCCGCTTGTGAATGGGTGTATGTAGCAAACACACTAGACACACCAGCAACGGTGGTGTAGACACCAATTCCGTCAAACATCACACGAATTTTTTGTGAATTCTTGAAGCCCTGAATGTAAGTTTTTGTACGCATTTCAAATTTCCTTTTCTTTTCTCAATCTCTAGACTCTAGTATACCACAATGGGCACATAAGTCAACAACTATTTTCAATTCTGTTGTTTTTTTGCAACTGAATACTTTGGTATTCACATTGCTCCCATCCAACGAATGTTCTGGAAAGTACGTGCCATCGTGTTTCCACGGGCAAAATTCTTTGCAGGAGCCGCCCAACCAGCCGCTTTCAAAATGTCTCCCTTTGTGAACTTGCCCATGTCACGGAGACAAACAAACGAATGCACGGAACGACCGCTACCTTTACGACCAATAATTACTTTGATGTAACTACGACCAACTTCATAGGACAAGGAATCGCAAAAATCTTGCGCCATTGTTTTTTGTGTTTCAGTAGGAGTATCACCTTGCCACTTGATATAGTCAGCTTTGATGCAATCTAGATATTCGTTAAATCCGTCAATCATTTTCTTTTCCTTAAAAATTAAAATCAGCCGAGGGTCGTAACAGAACCACTAACAGCGGCACCAAACAAAACCATTACTGCAAAAATCATCAAAACTGTAAGCATCTAAATCTCCTATTAATCTTACTCACTACAGAATCTATTATACACGGTTCGGTAGGTACGTCAACAACTATTTTGGCTTTTGTTGCTGGAAAACAACAAAAAAGCCGTCTAGGACGGCTTGGAAATGGGTATTAGTACCTTGGTATTCAATCTTCGGATTCTAGTTCCTCGTTTTGCGGCAAGTCTTCTCCACGTTCTAATCTGTGGGTGTCGCACAATGTTGAAATCCATCCATAGTTATTTGAACGACCAGGATTACCACACACTTCACATGTACGATATGACATGGACTCTGCCATGCGAATCATTCCACTCACTTCATCAGTAAAGCCATTGGTGTAGAATCGCAATCCACCAAACTTTTCTTTCACTTGACTTGCTGTGATGTATGGTATGTATGTAGGAACTTCTCTGAACTCTGCTTTTTCAATTGCTTTATTTGCCCATTCAATTCCAAATGAAGTTGGCTCTGTATAACTACCAAAACTAAAATGCATTTGAAGTGGGCGTATATCTCCAGCCAATGCACGTTTCAATGCACGATTAAATCGCAATGCTCTTGCACGATCTTTACGTTTATTATCCACATGATGTTGAATGTTTGAACACAATGCATCAATGATGTTGTACCAACCATCACCACAATCAAAACCCCAACACATAGCAGTATGTGTCATTGGTGCATGACGATACTTAAAAATCTTTGGGTACTTTGCTACTAGTGCTTCATCCAATTCTTTTTTCATAATTTACTCACAAAATTTTAAAATGCTAGGGGAACTCATCATACGATTTGAATACGAATCTCTTTGACGATCCGATTCATATATTTCATCTAAATTTAACAGAGGTGTTTGTTTGTGTGTTTCTGCATACAATAAAATGTATTCCGACTCTACAGCACTCACAAGCGCACGGAGTGCAACTGTATCATAATTATCTGGAGGAAGAGAAATGCTAACCCATCTCTGACATTGGGGATTTAATGGTGGAGAAAAATGTTCAAAAAATAGTTTAGATTTTTTAACTTCTGTTAGAACCTGATATTTGTCTTTGTCTTCAGCAATTTCGATTAAGTTGGACAAATATTTATTGTGCTTAAGAAGTCTATCTTGAACAAATGATTTTAATTTTCCTCGCCAAGTCTTTCTGTTTTTCATGTCGTGATATTTTCCACACGCCATACCAAAATAGAAAGAGTCTTTTAACTCATATGGCCAAGTCTCATTACTTGGCTTATCTTCACCAAAATAGAACGCATATATTGCATGGTTGATATTGTCAGCACGATTAAATGCTTCATCCCATTTAAACCAACCTAAATGTTTTCCGCCTCTATCAGTTAAAATCATAATATATTACTCAGTTATTTTACGTCATCAAATTCTTCAAACTCGTCCCAATCATCTTCTTTAAGATTTTGTGGGTCGATAAACTTTGTCTGGTGTTTGAACTTGTCTTTTTGTTTTTTAGACTCATTCAGTTTAGGTTTCCCTTTGCGACCTTCGTCTTCATAGAAGTCTCGGAAACTAGAATACTTTTTTGTTTTAGCCATTTGTTACTCTGACTCTCCCTGTAAGATTTCAGGCAACGCTTCTTCAATAAGTTTTCTAGTGATGCCCTTATACGTAAGTTTTTTATCCTTCATCATCAAAACTAATTTAGCTTCTTCGGGTGAAACACTCTCAAGAACTTCAATAAACATTGCTTCCCGTTTGATGGGATTCAATGTGGTTCCAGTTATAAAATACTGAAACTTTCTTAACTCTTTAGGTAACCTATTGTGCCCCCAATTTTCTGGAGTCTCCATCTCTTTGTATGGAGGTGCGCCTTTAGGCAACTCAAACTGTATATTTTTGTGAAATGTATATTTGAGAACAGTTTTCAACTCTGGTGTTAAATTTGCAATTTGCTTCAATGCACTTGCTTTCTTTGCCGCAGGCAAATCTCCGATATGTTTTAGCAACTCAGGCAAAGTCATCTTACTAATATCAATAGCCATTTTAAAATTCCTGTATATGTTCCATCAACTGCTTCATGCGGTTTTGGATAAAATAGTTAAGTAGTTTTTCCCTACCACGTTTAGGGGTATTGTCATAAGCATCTAGAATCTTTTCTTGATACTCAGTTGGAATCTTCGACAGGTCAATCAGCAATTCGTTTCGCTTGTAATTTCTCAGCATCACTTCATCACAAAAAGACTCAGGTTCTTCTTCTAACCACTTATTTAGCTTTTTCTCAGTTACGGGTTTTTGACGGGCTTCTGTTACGAATGTGTCATCGGAAGACATAAAGTTAGGAATGCCATCACTTCTGTCGCCTCTGATGATGTGTTCTTTCAGAAAGGCTTCTGGCGTATTGGTACGCAAGAACTTCTTACCCATTGGACTATACTGTTCTACGTTTGCAAACTTCTGCAATTGCATAAAGTCTTTGTCGCTAGATAGAATCAGAATCTTTTCGGTAGTGCTGTTCTTAAGTGGAACACCAAACTTGTGCGTCAACGTAGCAATAACGTCATCTGCTTCAGTTTTGTCAACTTGAATCACTTTGTATGGAAAGTATTCTTTGATTTCGTCACGCACTTTGTTTAGCGTTTCAAAGATTAGATTCCAGTCAAACGGAGATTCTTCTCTGTCTTTCTTACGACCAGCTTTGTAGTAAGGAAAGTAGTCTCTGCGCCAGTACTTCTTATCATCGCAACAGATAACAATGTCACCATAGCTATCTTTGAATTTCATGTTGTACATGCGAATGCTATTCAGCACCATGTGGCGGACCATGTTTTCGTCAATTACGTTTAATGCATTTGAATTTATCTGCATCATCAGGTTTGAAATCATTACCTGATTCAAGTCAATCAAAATCATTTTGGTTATCCAGTTATTACTCTAACAACAATTGTATCAGAGTTAATGCGCCCTGTCAATTCGGCAGGCTTAGTTGTCAATCCATCTAGAAGTTTTTTCAATACAATCTTACCACCATCAAGCACCTGCTTAACAGTCACTTCAGGCTTACGCAAACGTTTGCCAGTGGATGTTTCGGTATTGAAGTTTTGAATTGTCGT